TACAAGCTCAATATCACTTGGTTCTACTTCAATTTCTTCATTGCACCCATAACATTCAAATGGCTCTGATGGAATATCAGCAATGGAATCCACTTTTTTTATAAGCATTCCACATTCCGGGCATCGAATTGTATAAAATACATTTATAATTCCAGCTTCTTTGCATTTTGTTAATACCCTGCTTGCCACTTGTGGTGAAATATTTAAAGCCCTGGATAACTTTGATACTGTTATATTCTTTGCAGCACCACCAATCAGGTTGCTAAAATATGTTTCCAAACTTTGTATCTGGTCATCATTCAGCAAGCCCTGTAGTGCCGATAAGTGAGAACAATACATGAATGATATCCTCCTCCATAGTATACTCTGTAAATTTAAGCATACAATAATCCTTATTCACTACTATCTTTACCTTAAACTGCCTAGAGCAATACATGGTATTCAATCTCGCAAACATAAATGTCACTCCATCACATGCCCGGCTTTTCTGCAACATTTTTTTATTATCAAAAAATATTGCTTTTGACTGCAACGGTTCTTCCAGTGCAGCCGTCTGTTCAACTTTTGAATCCTCTTCATCTGTTGCATTTAATTTTAACGGATATGCTTCCCTATCTTTAATAAAAATTTGTTTATTTGGATAACTAATAGAAAAATATTTTTCCACCATATTTAGGACATTAGATTTTACATCTTCCCTATATGCTGCCCGTAAATTACAAATCTGATGCATTACAGTTTCAACTACTCCATCTATTTCTGTCTTTTTTGCATCCATCAGATTTATAATTTCAGTCGGTGTTTTTGTATATTTTTCAAGCATATCATACAGTCGGGATTTAAATACAGTTTCTGCCTCAAAGCTTTTTCTAGTATTCAGCACAAGTTTTTCTGCCACCCATTTAATAGCTGCAGCTGTTTCTTTTTCTGATTTTGTTGGCGTTGCCTTTTCTAATACAAAATCTTCTTCGTATTTGTATAATCCAGACTTAGATTTTGCACGGGCAACTATTATTCCCGCATCACAATATACATCTACTGCAATTGGATACGGTACTGTTGCCGCCCCATGTTTTTTATCAAATGTACATAATAATTTACCCATGTACAAACGAATTTTTCTGCCAAACACCGATTCATTTGTTATTTCATATCTGAACACGCCTAACGATTCTGTATATCCTTTGTTCAAATGCCTATTGGTTTTGTTTACAATTAACGGTTCCAGGACTTTCTCTACAAATTCATCCTGATCTATAAATGATGTGGTAAATGACTCATCATCTATAAGTTTTATCTGTACATCCTTAATTCCTTCAACCAGCACCTGATCCAGCCAGTCTAATACCTCTGCTTCATTCTCAGGTGACTGATTCGCATAGTTTTCAATATCTTGTAATAATTGCGGACGATCTACTGTTGTTTTAAGATCTTCATTTTTCTTTTCTCTAGCAAATCTCTTTAACGCAGGAATCGTAATATAACTTTCATCTTCATTTGCAAATGTATATGGAACAGAAAACATCTCATGCCTCCTTCGACTTTTTTCTCATTATAGCATACTTTCCACATACATTAATACCGCATTCCTAAAAAACTAATATCCCCCTATCATCATATACACTTCCGTCACTGCCTTCGTTTCTGATTGCACGGTCAAGTGCCATAACGGTTGCAACAGCCCCATCGATCTTCTCTGTGGATTTTTCTTTATCCATTTTGATGTTTCCTGCGGGATCCTGACGGACAAACACATTATCCATCATCCACCGCAGCACCTTATGACCGCCATGTGCGATCCGCCCTTCCAGCGTCAGCTTCATCAGCTCCTTGGTCGGTGGACTCATATCCTTATATCCCTGTCCAAATGGAACAACGGTAAATCCCATGCCCTCAAGGTTCTGTACCATCTGTACTGCACCCCATCGGTCAAAGGCGATTTCCTTAATATGGAATTTCGTACCAAGTTCATCAATAAACTGCTCAATGAATCCATAATGGATGACATTTCCTTCCGTAGTCTTTAAACACCCTTCGGCTGCCCAGACATCATACGGA